GGACATCCTGGAAGTGGTTATACTAATGATGCAGAAACATGGGATGGTTCTACATGGACTGAAATAACAAATTTAAATACATCAAAAGAAGGTAGAACTGGAATAGGAGCTAGTAATACTGCAGCATTAATAATAGGTGGAAGAAGTCCTTATGTAGGAAATACAGAATATTGGAATGGAAGTTCATGGACTGAACTTGCAGACTTAAGTTCAGCTAGATATAGTGCAACTGGTATAGGAACTGCATTTACAGGAATTTTTGCTGGAGGTTCTACATCAGGTGCAGGTGGATCAACAACAACAGAAGAATGGACTGTACCTGAATCAATAAGTAATTTAACAATAACGGATTAATATGACATACGGAGCTGGAAATAGTGGAGATTATAAAAGATTAAAAGGTCAGATGATACAAGTTACTGATACTGATCCAACTGTAAATTTAGGATCTTGGGCTACTGGTGGTAATTTAAATACAGCAAGAGAGTTTTTAAATTCTGCAGGAACTCAAACAGCTTCTTTAGGTTTTGGGGGAAGAAGTGGGTCAACTTCATATGCTATAACAGAAAGATATGATGGCTCATCTTGGACTGAGGTTGGAGATCTGAATACGGGAAGATTTGGTTTAGGTGGAACAGGAACTCAAACTGCAGCAATTGGATATGGAGGTGCAACACCTCCTGGTAATACAGATGTGGCCGTTGCTGAAACTTTTGATGGAACCTCTTGGACTGAAGTTGGAGATTTAAATACTGTAAGAAGAGCAGTAGGTTCTGTAGGATCAACTAACACAGCGGCTTTAGCGGTATCTGGTGTTACAACAGGTGTTCAAGCTGGAGTTGAATCTTGGAATGGTACAGCATGGACTGAAATAGCAGAATTAAATACTAATAGACAACAGCTTGGAGGTGGAGGAATATCTACTTTAGGTATAGTTTTTGGTGGAGCTGAACCAACAGCTTCTGCTAAAACTGAAACTTGGGATGGAAGCAGTTGGACAGAAACAACTGATTTAAACACTGCTAGATCAGGAATGGGTGGAAGTATAGGAATTCAAACATCTACATTAGCTGCTGGAGGATCTACTAATAGAACAGAATTATGGAATGGTTCTACTTGGACTGAACAAAATGATTTAACAACAGATAGAACTGCTTTAGCAGGAACAGGAACAGCAGCTTCATCTATTGTATTCGGAGGAGATGCTGGACCAGGAGCAGAAGAACAAACAGAAGAATGGTCTTTTCCATCAACACCTGTGATACAAGAAGGACAAATTTGGATTAAAACTGCAACAGGTGCTAATAGTGTTATGAAAGGATACCAGGCTCAAGGGACAGGTGCATGGGCAAGTGGAGCAAATATGCCCTCCGCAAAAGCATCGGTTATGGGAGCTGGAACACAAAATGCAGGATTAGTTTTTGGAGGTAATCCTCCTCTTATTGCTGATACTTTTGAATATAATGGATCAGCTTGGTCTGAAGGAGGAGATTTAAATACAGCAAGACAAGACGGCATTGGGGTTGGGTTACAAACAGCTGCTTTAGCATTAGGTGGACAACCTAGAAATGGAACAGCTGATGACGCTGTAGAATCATATAATGGTTCTTCTTGGACAGAACTTGCAGAATACAATACAGCAAGAAGTAGTCAGGGAGCAGCAGTTAGAGGAACAACTACAGATACAATAATGTTTGCTGGAAATGATGGAACTCATACTAATGTTGCAGAAACTTGGGATGGTAGTTCGTGGACTGAAGTTGGAGATTTAAATACAGAACGTTATGATATTGGAGGTGCTGGTGGAAGCAGTACATCGGCTTTAGCTTTTTCAGGTGGAGAACCTGGTAGATCAGCAAAAACTGAATCTTGGGATGGAACTGCATGGACAGAAGTAGGAGATTTAAATCAAGTTAGAGATAACTGTTCGTCAGCAGGGATACAACCTTCAGCTTTATGTGTTGGTGGTAATACACCTCCTGTAACAGCAAAAACAGAAGATTGGAATGGGTCTTCATGGACTGAAGTTGGAGATTTATCAACAGCAAGAAGTCATCATGGAGGAGCAGGAACTTCATTAGATGCCTTAGCCATGGGTGGAGAAACAACACCTGTTACTGCTTCAGTTGAAACATGGACAGTTCCTTTAGTAACTAAAACTGTAGGCACAGATTAGACTTGACTATTATTTAGAAAGTTATTATATAAGTAATAAGAAATGGATAAAGAAAAACGAAATATACAAACGTTAGCAACTACGCAATCTAAATATTTATCAGATATATTAGATGTCGAAGATGTTAAAGAGTTTAAATTATTAATTCCTGAACTAAAAGATACTTGGAAAAAGAAACAAGTATTTAGAACAGAAACAGAAATGAGATTTTCTGTATTATCAGATAATAAATATCCAACAAGAGCAGCTAAATATTGGCAATGTGTTAGAGAACAAAACACACACTTTGAAAATTTAATGCACCTATCATTTGATGCTAGAAAAAATGATGTAGAGATAGAAAAGCTAAGAGCAAAAATTAAAAAAGAAAAAGATAAATTAGAGAAACAATTATTACAAATAGAATTAGAAGAAAAAGTATATGGCAAGGCAAGTATGGAACTTGTTGCTAAACACAGAATGAGAGAAGTAGCTACATGGTCTAAACTTAAGAAAGAATTTCACGATGGATCGTTTGATGACAAAGATGTAAATACACATCAAGCATATTCATATAAATTAAGATTAGAACACCAGAAAGCAACTTTGACACCAGGCTCATCTCAGCCAGAAGTATTTAATGTTTTAGGACAATTAGATACTTTAAACAGAGTAATAAAAGACGGCGAGTTGTTACCCAATAAAGAAAAGAAAAAATTAAAAAGAAAGTAATATGAAATTTGACTTTGTTTATCTTGGTCAGACAGTTCTTAAGTATGAAGTACCCCTAGAGGTATTTGTTGGTCTTAATAATATATATGAAAAACGTAAAAAAGAATTACCTAAAGCAAATAAACAATTAGTGGGTAAGATAGAAGATGAAGTATCTTTATTTTTTGATGGACCCCCTAATGATAAAATTCTAGGTCCTCACAATTTTTTATCACGAGATATTTTACAATGGTTTGATTCTGTATTTGATCATTATCTTAAATGGAATAAGATAGGTCCAAACAATAGACACATTAATTCTATATGGGTTAATGAAATGAAAGCACATGAATATAATCCAATTCATATTCATCAAGGTAAATTATTTACAGGTTTATCATCAGTTATGATTATGAAGTTACCAACAGATACAGGCATAGAATATTCAGCACCTGATAAACCTATGAATGGTAAACTACAAATTATAGGTGCATCAGCAGGTCAATTTGCTAAAACAGATTATTCACCTAATTCTAAGATAGGAGATTTTTATGTATTCCCTTATGATATGAGACACTGCGTTTATCCTTACAACGGAACCAAAGAAAAACGTAGAACATTAGTTTGTAACATAGATGTAGAATATAATCCAGTATCTTCAAGAACAGGGTCAGGACAATTAGAATGATTATTAAAATGCCAAGATGGCAATCTTATATGGCTACAACAACAGAACCAATGTTTAGTCCTCAACAATGTCAAGATATTATAAACGCAGGTCATGCAGAAAAACCACAAGTGGCCCAAGTAGGTATGAATAAACCAGGTGGTGGTGTAGATAAGAATAAAAGAACAACGACTATATCTTGGATACCTTTTGATAAATTACCACAGATGTATAAAAGAGTAGAACATCAATTATCTATAGTAAATTTAAATCATTTTGGATTTGAAAATGTACAAATAACAGAACCTGCACAATTTACAGAATACCCTAAAGGTGGTTTTTATGATTGGCATATGGATCTAGATATTAACGGTCAACACGAGCCGCCAATACGTAAAATATCTATGACTTGTTTATTATCTGATCCCTCTACGTTTACAGGTGGTGAATTAGAATTTATGGAAAAAAATAAAATACCTAATCTTAAACAAGGACAAGCTGTATTTTTTGCATCGTTTTTACGACACCGAGTAGCTCCTGTTAAAAAAGGTATTAGGAGGTCTTTAGTTATGTGGTTTGGAGGCCAACCTTTTAAATGAGTCAACTACAAAGAAAAGTATTATTTCCAACTCCTGTTTATTTTAAAGACATACCTGATGCAAAAAAGTTAAATAAATATTTATTTAAACATATTAAAGCATGGCGTAAAGCTGACCCTAGTGGTGAAAAGAAAACTAACTCTGGATTTGGTTGGCATAGTAAAACTGACATGAATAAGAGAGAAGAATTTAATCCTCTTACAAAAGAATTATTTAAGATGGCAGAAGAATGCAACATAGATTATGGGGTTCAACCTAAACTAGGATTAGGAAATATGTGGGCTAATGTAAGTCCTACTTATAGTTATAATAAAACACATACACATCCCAACTCATTATGGTCGGGTGTATACTATGTAAAAGTACCAAAGAACTCTGGTAAACTATTTTTAGAAGATCCTAGACCAGGACCTAATAATTACATGCCCAGAAAAATGGATAATATCCCTGAAGCGTTATGGAGAGTATGTGCTTACGAGGCTATAGAAGGTCGTATGATATTTTTTCCATCATGGCTTCCACATGGTGTAGATTTAAATATGAACACAGAAAAAGGTGAAAAGAACTGGCGTGTATCAGTATCTTACAATTTTATACAAGTATGAGTTTTAAAAAAAATAAATACCAAGTTATTAAAGGAGCTATATCAAAAGAGCTAGCAGACATAGGATATACTTATTTACAAATATCAGCAGAGGCTGATCATTGGATGCTTACTAACCAAGCAACACATGAAAGTAATTTTTTAATAGGTAATTTTAAAGATCGACAAGTGCCAGGATCTTATGCAAAATACGCAGACCGATTAATGGAAACATTACTTGTTAAAACTATACCTGTAATGAAAGCTAAAACAGGACTAGATTTAATACCTACTTATTCATACACAAGATTATACAGAACAGGTAATATATTAAACAGACATAAAGATAGACCTAGCTGCGAGATATCAACAACACTTAATTTAGGCGGTGATCCATGGCCTATATTTATCGATCCTACGGGGTCTAACAACGTCGTAGACGAGTATAAAGGTATAATGAAACCCAATGCTCCTAAAGGAAATAAAGTTGATTTAAAACCTGGTGATATGCTTATATATTCTGGTTGTGAATTAGAACACTGGAGAGAGCCATTTCAAGGTAAGTTATGCGGACAAGTATTTTTACATTATAATCATGCAAATGGACCCTTTGCAAAGTCTAATTTATATGATAAAAGACCACTGTTGGGTATACCCAAAACTCGTTGATTCACAACGCAATCTATTATAATCTGAGAGACATATGTTACAAAAAGTTAAATTTGCACCTGGATTCAATAAACAAGTTACTGCTACTGGAGGCGAAAGCCAATGGGTGTCAGGTGATAATGTTAGATTTAGATATGGCACACCAGAAAAAATAGGTGGTTGGGCACAATTAGGTTCAGTTGATATTACAGGTCGTAATACAGCTATTCACCATTTTATTAATACATCAGGTATTAAGTATGCAGCGCTCGGTACAAATAGAATGTTGTACGTTTATTCAGGTGGTATATTTTATGACATTACACCTCTTAAATCTACAACAACATTAACCAATGCTTTTTCTACAACTAATGGGTCAGCAACTGTAACTATAACTTTTGCATCAGCACACAATATTAACAAAGGTGATATTATTTTATGTGATAATTTTACTTCTATTACAAACTCTGGTTTTACATCAGCTAATTTTGACGACAAAAGATTTCAAGTTACTACAGTACCTACCGATACAACAATAACAATTACTTTAGCTTCTAACGAAAGTGGATCAGGAGCGTCGACATCTGGTGGTATAAGAGTTAAACATTACTTTTCAATAGGTCCAGCCGTAGAGGTTGCATCAACAGGTTGGGGACTAGGGCCTTGGAGTGGTTTTAAAGCAGGTCAGTTTACATCAACACTATCATCAAGTATCAACACATCTGTTACAAGTTTAACAATGGCTAGTTCTTCTTCGTTTCCTTCTACAGGAACTGTATTAATTGATAACGAACTTATTACCTATACAGGTAACAGCGGTGGAACTTTATCTGGTTTAACTAGAGGAGCTTCAGGAACCACAGCAGCTACACATTCGTCAGGTGCAACGGTAACAGACGCATCTAATTTCTTTGCATGGAACGCTGCAGCATCTGGAGATATTATTACAGATCCAGGTTTATGGACACTAGATAATTTTGGTAATAAGTTATTAGCCTCTATTTTTAATGGAGAAACTTTTGAGTGGGATGCTAATGCATCAGGTGCAACAAACACTAGAGCCACTATTGTAACTAATGCACCCACAGCTTCTAGGAGTATGATTGTATCTGCACCGGATAGACACTTAGTATTTTTTGGAACAGAAACAACAATTGGTACAAAGTCTACACAAGACGAAATGTTTATAAGATTTTCTTCTCAAGAAGATATTAATAGTTATACACCAACAGCAACTAATACAGCAGGTACACAGAGACTATCTGATGGATCAAGAATTGTAGGAGCACTTAGAGGTCGAGACGTTACTTACATTTGGACAGACACAGCTTTATTTATTATGAAATTTGTTGGTGCACCTTTTACTTTCTCATTCCAACAAGTCGGTACAAACTGTGGATTAATAGGAAAGAACGCAGCTGTTGAAGTTGATGGTTCTGCATATTGGATGTCAGAAAAT